CGGGAGGGGGCGGAACACCAATAGTTAAAGCACCAACAGCAGCAGAATTAAAAGCAGGTAACACATCAGAGGCATACTCCGACATTCAAAAAGCTCTAGATAGTGGGTCCTCTCCTAATACAGTTAAACAGGGAATCCTCTCTCATAGTTCAGAATATGCAATTATGGGCATCAATATAAATACGTTAATATCTCACGTAGATTCCATAGTTAAAAGTTGGGGAGAGTACCCAGCTACTTTTGACACAAAAGCAACGCCACGCGAGAACCCAGCACTCCAAGAGAGTAAGGCAGCTTCGGCATGGAACTCATTGAATAAAATGTGGGGCAACTAAGGAGGGTGAAAAATGTTTGATTTATCTAACCCAAAAAAAGAAGAAGATAATCAGAGGTTTAGAATCCCTCCCCCTCTTTTTCAAACTTTACCAGGTCCGAGAATTAACTCATTGCCAAAATTAACTCCTGCTCCTGCTCCTATGAAGTTTAACATGCGCCCTGCTCACACTATGCCAAAAGTACAGGAACAACCTGATTATAAGTCAGCATGGATAAGGGGAACGCTTGGATCTCTTGCAGGTAGAGCAGTAACTCCATTAGTAGAGAAATTATCAGGCAGAAAGATAGATCTATCAACATTGCCAGAATCCAATACCTTCGGAGAGAAAGCAGTAGGAATGATAGGGAATCTAGGAGCAGATCTTCCGCTATGGTTAGGGGGAGATGCTTTACTTGCTAAACCTCTCTCCGCGCTTGCTAAATATGCGCCTGTGGCAAAGGGAGTTAATATGCTCCCTGAAGCCATTACACCAGCATTGGGAACAGGCGTAAGAGCAGGTGCGACATATGGAGGACCTATCAATTTAGCTGAAACAGCAATGAATAGAGATGGAGCAGAGGGATTCACAAATAGACTCAAAGAGGCTCCATTAATGGCATTGGGTGGATCTGTATTACATGGTGGAGGTCAATTACTCGGCAAAGGTGTAAAGACAGGGATTGACTATAAACGCTTCAATACTGCAACAAAACTTCCTGAGATAAAATCTAATCCACTTCAAGATCTACAGAACGCATACAAGAACCCTGTATCACTTAGAAACGCAAAACAGCAACAACTCAACAAGACGTTTGAGAATACTCCTAACCTCATGCAATCAGCCAGCACCAAGACACTACAGCAGGGCATAGATGGGGCTACAGGCGTTCAAAAACATTTGAGCGGCGAATTGCTGCAGCAAAAGAAATTAGACGCTCAGAGCGCATTTGGTGGACCATTAAAGACATTCAAGATAAATAAAGACTTAGAGGGTAGCATAGCAGAGATAACAGCTAAAATGGATAAACAAGTCAACGATATGGCCGCAAGTATCAAGCAAGCAGATGGACAAACTAAGATATTAACAATAAGACAGCAAGTTAAGGATATGGGCGGTATATCTCCATCAAAGGGTGATCTATTCGAGGAACAACAAGTAATTCCGGCATGGATTAAAAAGGCCAATGGCAGACCACTTGACGAGGTAGCAGATGAGTTAGGTATGACTTCCAACGAATTACTATTCGCCATAAGTGACTCAGCATATAAGAAGAAAGATTATGTCACAGAAGCCTATAGAATGGCGTATAAGGACCCGGAATATCAAGCATTAAGCAATACATTGGATTCCCTAAAAGGTGACGTTATCCCAAAGAGATCCCCAAATATGCAACCATCACTAAAACCCAGGGAGCCCAAGGCACCTAAAATAGAATCACCATTACCACAAAGGATTATTCCAAAGCGCGAACCCCTACAATGGACAAACAAAGATAACTTAGGTCAAGCAGGACCATTACCTATTCGCTCAATTAATGAGGGTAATCTAGGACAATTACCTGGGCAGAGATTGCCAGCACGACAACCTACCCCGTTAAGACCACAACTGGAAGCTCCGCAGGTTGCAAGGTCCGAACCAATACCGGGTGACGATGGAACTATTAGGCCACAGGTTGACCGAAAACCAATTAAGAGGAGAACTTTCGCGGAAATACTAAAAGGGGCTAGGACACAATTTATTGACGATGTGGCACCACTTGAAAACCTTGAAAAAAACGTTACAGGTAAAGTGGCAAGCGCAGAAAACAGCCTTTATAAACAAGGACGGTTATACCGTGGAAGTCCAGAACGAGCAGACGAATTAATTCAATCTCAACTATCTCCTATCCTTAAAGTGGTCGAGAAGTCCGGCAAGACAACTGAGGACTTGGGGGATTATGCGCTTGCCGTTCATGCGAAGGACGTGAACGCAAAAGGTATTAATTCTGGATTATCTGATGAAAGAATAGCCGCAACCATTGCCAAGCATAGAACTCTTGAAATGGAAATAGCTCGCAAGGAACTAATTAAGATTAGCAACGATTCCTTAGATGCTCTAGCAGAAGCAGGAATAATCGAGCAGGATCTAGTCGCAGTGCTGAGAGAGAAACATCCTAACTACATGCCTTTATTCAGGTCGTTTGACGATGCCAAGATAGAATTTTCCTCCGGACTATCAAAGGCTATGGCGAATGTAACTTCACCAATCAAAAAACTTGTTGGATCTGATCGGGACGTTGTTGACCCAATCGAAAGCATGATAAAGAATATCTATAAAACTGTTTCAGCAGTAGACCGTAACAAGGTAGCTTCTCAACTAGGAAGGTTAGCCGATGAAGATGTTAATAGTACATTTATTCGCAGACTAGCAGAAGGAGAGGAAAAGTCCAGACTTAATACTGTCTACGCAATGGAGGGCGGCAAGAAGGTTAGCTATGAGGTGCAGCCGGACGTTTACAAAGCCTTAATGAATCTCGATAGGGAATCTTCCAATATACTAATTAAGGTTCTGCAGAAACCAGCAGGACTGCTGAGAAGTGGTGCAACACTAACGCCTGAGTTTAGTTTAAGAAACCCCATGCGTGACGTCGTGCAAGCGTATGTGGTTAGTAAGTCCGGATTTAACCCTATTACCGATACGACAATGGGATTAATTAATGTCATTGGGTCCAAGTTTGGAAAGCAAACAATGTTTAACCAGTTCCTCAAGGACAATGCCGGGTTTGGAAATATCATTTCTATGGACCGTAAAGCGCACCAGGACGTTATAAGTGATATTTTAAGAAAGTCACCCGGAAAGAAATTCGTCAATATTATATCTGGAAAATCATTAATCAATGTACTCAGGACCATAACAGACGTAACAGAAAGCGCAACAAAGCTAGGCGAGTACAGAGCAGCATTAAGAAGTGGCGCAAGTAGGCCGGAAGCAGCATACAGAGCAAGGGATTTAATGGACTTTGCGAGGAGTGGTTCTAGCGTTAGAGAAACAAACAAAATTGTTGCTTTTCTTAACGCCAATATCCAAGGAAAGAGTAAACTTTATAGGGCCATAAAAGAAAACCCCGTAGGAGTAACCACAAGAGCTATTACTTCTATTACTATCCCAACAGTAGGCGTTTATATGGCTCAGAAGTATCTCGCTAATGAAGAGCAGAAGACAATCATTTCAGATGCTCCGGATTGGATGACTAGCACATTCTGGCTCGTTCCCATACCTGGCACTAGCCAAGTAGCTCGTATCCCTAAACCGTTTGACCTTGCTCCTATCTTCGCGAACATTCCTGAAAGGGCATTGAAGTATATTGAGGACAATGACCCGGAGGCATTTGATGGATATGCAAAACAAACTCTTGCATCGGCGGCAATACCCACAATGATAACAGGGTTAATTCCTTTTATTGAAGGTATGGCAAATTATAGCTTTTTCAGAGAAGGGCCAATTATCCCACAAAGAGAATCAGACTTAAACTATCCCGACCAATACGACATACGCACAACAGAAACAGGAAAATTCCTAGCAAAAGGTATGAATAAATTAACAGGTGGGCAAGGACCTCTAAAGAACTTTGGATCTCCTAGGATCATGGACAATACCATTAGGGGGGCAACAGCCGGGTTAGGTGGGTATGCCACAAGTGCAATTGACCTTATAGCTGAAACAACCGGGATAGTGGATGCCAAGAATAAACCTGCTCGAAATATTAGTGAGCTTCCCCTATTGAGAGCTTTTCTTACTTCCGAGAAGTCCGGTGGCAAATCAATGGATAAACTCTATAATGAGAAGGATAAATTGACAAGGGATAAGGGTTCACTAAAGATAAACAGCCCCGGACAATCGTTTCCTCAAGGAGATAGGTTAAGTAGATTAAACACAGTAACAGGGAAAATAGGAGACATAACGAAAGAGATCCGCAAGATTGAAGGTGACAAGGAAATTAACCCACAAACTAAGCGCGATCAGATTAACTCCCTAATAACCAAGAGAAACGGACTAGCCATGGAAACGATGGGCAATTAAAAAGAAGGGCCTTTACAGGTCCTTCGACTTTTCCCTCGGTAGCCTTCCTATTACCTGAACCGAACCATAACCAACGGCTATTATTGCAATTCCTAACCAAAGTGGTTTTTCTGGAATAATAATAAAGGCTGCACCACATAGCATAATGGCGAAGGCGGCAACCCAGTGATACCAGGGAGCTTTATCCTCAAACTTCTTTTCTTCTATCGGCTCCATTCCATCCCTCCTAAAATTATTCTATACTCCTATAGTAACATATATACCCCTATTTTAGTAGAAAACCATTTCGACAACTTGCCTAAAAGTAATAACGGAAACATCATAGCCTTTTTAACAGCATCTAGGAGATATTTTGAAGTAGACACAAATGGTTATAATTGATAAGATAAATCACCGGGGTAGGTAATGGCGATATCCATTATGAAGATGACTTAAGAGAGTTTGGAAAGCTCGGATTTGAAATCCGACCATTAGAAAGTGGGCAATCCCATTGACTATGGGGTGCGAATAAATTGCATCCAAGGGACACTCGAAAGGGTGTCCTTTTCCATGACTCTTAGGAGGGATGCAATATTAGAAAGAACATAATCGTAATTGCAATAATTGCAGCTATAATCGCTTCACTATTAATTGTTGAGCAAAGCAACAAAGCTACGACTAACGTCATGGTTAATATAAGAAATACCCAAACATACGCGTCTAGAGATTCCCCGGTCAACATCAACACAGCGTCACCACAAGCCCTAGAATCACTCCCTGGCATCGGTAAAGTCCTAGCTAAGAGAATCATACAAGGTAGACCATACTCCGATGTGAGGGAGATTGACAGGGTAAAAGGAATTGGACCCAAGACAATAGACGGTTTGCTCGGGAGGGTTGTAACTCAATGAATGCAGAAGTAATAACTCAAATGATCCTAACAGTAGGCGTTGTTCCTGCGTTGCTAGTATTCCTCGTCTATAGCGATAGGAAGGAACGCAAAGAGGAAAGAGACAAAAGCCAAGAAAGAGAATTGAAGTTAATGCAACATATAAGTAAGTCTGACGAGAATATGAATAAGTTTGCGGACAGTTTAGCTAAGGTATCAGGTATTATGGACAATATAGACAGAAGTATGGGCTACTTACAAAGAGACGTTGAAGATTTAAAGAAAGTTAGGTAAAAACCATGATTAGATTATACATCTCACCAAGTTCACAAGAACACAACCAAGGCATTTCTCCCTTCTCAACAGAAGAGGCGCAGATGAACGAAATAGTCGACCTACTCATCCCACTTCTCTATAAAGACGGTAGATTCCTCATCAAACGCAACACTCCGTCAATGTCTGTCGGACAAATGGCCTACGACTCAAACACATTCAAAGCAGACTTGCATATCGCCATCCACAGTAATGCTGGTGGCGGTGAAGGGACTGAGGTATACGCCTACGGCCCCAATACCAACAGTGAGAAACTAGCCAAGGCTCTCTACGCTCAGATCGCTCCACTAAGTCCTGGTGCTGACAGAGGTGTAAAGTTCAACTCTCGACTATATGAAGTAGGCAACAACGTCAACGCAACATCAGCATTAATTGAACTAGCTTTCCACGACAACGCTATAGATGCCAAATGGATTGCATACAATCACGAAATGATCGCTCAAGCACTCTACAAGGCTGTGTGTGACTACTTCTCGTATGAATACCGAGCTTTAACCGTTGCACCTGTCATAGTACCCTCTACGCCTCTCAAAGTGGATAATACAGATAAAGCTATAGCCTTGCTTAATCAAGCGATAGCATTACTCAAATAAACTTGAGTTGTCAAGTAATCCTTGACTACTGAAATTGAAAGGATGATCTACAATGCAAAATAGATGGAAGTCACCTGTATTTTGGAGCGCTATTGTTGCTCAAGTAATCTCTATTGGACAGCTCACAGGAGTATGGTCTAAGTATGGAATTGATACAGGTATGCTCGGTGACGTAGTCGCTGGTGCACTTCAAATAGGCGTATTAGTTGGCCTGTTGAATAACCCCACTGATAAAGTAAATTTCTAATTTCAGAGAATATAACTCATGGCGAAAACCCTTTTTTCCCACATGGGAAATATGGTCAATATGAAGTTGTCAAAGAGCCTTTCGCTTTCGAGTGGGAGGCTTTTTTGTTTTTCCATAAGGATATTTAATGGTCAGTACGTTCATTCGTTGGACAATGGTGGGCTTGGTCAGTTGCTTGTTAATTTATGGCAAAATAAAAGCCTCCTTTATACTTGACAAGTACGCCCAAACGACGTACACTTTAGACACAAGTAAAAGGAGGGGCATGAATGAAAAAGATAATATTCAGTTGCAGCGAAAATATGAATAGGCATAAAGAAGAGATGGAATTCGACGATGATGCCACAGACGAAGAAATAAATGATGAATTTGTAACATGGGTATGGCAAGAAGTCGGGGATCACTATGCCTGGTATGTAGAAGGAGAATGATAAAGTGCAATCAAGAATAATGGCACGATGCACAGCAGAAGAGCTCGCTCTGATCAAAGCTAAAGCAAAATCCCACAACATGAAGTTCAGCGAATACGTCAGGTTTGTTTGTCTCAATGCAGAGATAGCGATAAAAACTAAGGAGGGGAATAAATGAACATAAAAAACCTTAGAGACGGAGACCCATGCCACCACTCGGGATGTCTTCACCATATATCTCACCCATGCGAAGTGTGCGGAAGAATTGGAGGAATCAGAACCAATGATCCAGACACAATAACCCTAAAGCGCATCTACTCCACCCATTGCCAGGTATGCGGAAAACCCCACGTTAAACCTCTCTCTATAGTCTACTACGTCCCCTTAGATAACGTAATAGTGTGTTTAGATTGTGCAGAGGGATTCGGACCGGGGTATGAGCCAAGGATATATAAAGAGGGGGAATAAGGGATGGTTAAAGCCTTGGAAATACAGTATCAAGAAGTAAGTATAAAAAGAGTAATAGATTATTATATTGAAGGATTCAGGGAGCCTGCAAATGGTTCCTATATAAGACGCAAATAAACACTAAGACCCCGGCAATGCCAGGGGCTTTTTGCGTTCAACGCGTTAATTATTCTACGCATACCTGTTTGGGTAACATTTAGGTAACGTAATCAAAATAAAGGGGATGAAACAGGCTAAAGATGTTACAATGATCAAAATGAGAAACCCTTGCTGTATGCGCCTTGTGATACATAAACTAAGATATTACAGCATAAATTTATTGTCAAGAAGCATATTAGGTATGCTTCTAAGTCAACCGCTCAGCCCTTATATACCAACGATCATAAAATAAGAACGCCAGATAAAGTAACGAAAAGGTAACATTAGAAATATATTTTTAGAGGCTTCTCATTAGTTCACTAAACTTTTGGGAAGCCTCTTTTTTCATAGCCTTAGTTACATGCAAATATATCCTTCTCGTTATTTTGTCATCGGCGTGTCCAAGGCGTTCCATAATCTCTTCGAGTCCGACTTTAGCCTCGGCCAGTAATGATGTATGGGTGTGTCTTAGGGAGTGGGGTGTTAGGTCTTGATTTAACTTTGCTAGCTTGAGTAATCTGGACATATGGTTCTCAACAATAGTTACAAGTTCAGGATAACCGTGGTTCTTTTTCATTTTAGAAAATATAAAATCTTTATCATGATACGTATCTCTGTGACCAATCTTAACAATATTCTGCCGTGCTCGATGGCTCTCTAGTTCTGCCAAAACAGTAGCGTCCATTTCAATCACCCTCCTGGAGGTCTTTGTTTTCGGTGGGAGTAACTTATATTTTCTTGTATTATTTGTCGGTCTATACAAAGTCTTAGTGATACTTACTGTATGCTTTTCAAAATCAATATCTTTCCATTTCAAGGCACACAGCTCGCCAACCCTCATTCCAGTATAAGCTAAGGTAATAAAAGTAACGGCATCCATTTCCAGACCTTTTTCCCGAGCTACCTTTAGAAAGAGTGACAATTCTTCTTTCTCTAGATATTTAGGAATTTCTTCTTCTACCTCAAGCTCTTCAACCGTTTTCTGAGTCTTCGGAATAACGGCGTATTGAGTCGGGTCAGTCTTTATATAGCCCAGTTCTACGGCCTTCTTGAAGATCATCCGTCCTGTGCAGTTAATGCCTGTGATGGTGCCATACGAAAGACCTTGCTTTGATAAATCATTCAATACTCCTTGATACATTTTCCTTGTTATTGCCTTAATTTTATTTAAAGAGAAAAACGGCTTAAGCCTGACAATTTCGTTTTTCCTGATCCTTATTGTGCTTATTTTAACCCTTCCAGTTCCGTGGTAAAGAGCTAACCACTCCACGGTAAAATCTTCGAACGTAATATTGGACTCTTGGATGAAGGTCCCTTGATCGAGTTCTTGTATCACGATAGCAGCGGCCAAGGTAACATCTTTTTTTGTCTTAAATCCACCTTTCTTTTGCTGTTTACGCCTACCAGTCTTGGGGTCAATACCAATATCAAGAATATAGGACCACGTGGCGCCACAAGTGCATTTCTTAGCATCTTTGGGGCATTTACAATTAGGTTTATAAAAATGACCCTCCATGATGGATAACCTCCCCTCGTTATCTCTTCCCAAAATTTATGTATATTACGTTCCCCCTACGCTCTTTTAATCGTGTCCTCGTATTCTTCCCTTGTAGCTGATTCCTCATCAAACATAAATTCAATTATGCCAGTAACCTTCATCTGGTTATCGTGGGATAGTTTGCGGTAATTAAAAATTAATTTCTTCTCGACTTCTGACATCTCTTCCCTTGGCTGATATTTCAAGGTTGCGATTGTCTCATCCCATCCCATTATATATGAGGGGGTTACCTCTAAAACATCTGCAAGAAGTTTGATCTTCGACCTTTTAATATTTTCGACATCCCCATTTTCGTACTTCTGAATAGCAGCCTTTTTCAGTCCGAGTTTCTTTCCGAGGTCCTCCTGCGTGTATCCTTTGGAAATTCTTAGTTCCTTTATACGCTCACCCATATTCATTGAAATATCTTCCTCCCGTTTATTAACTTCTTAGTATCTTATTATTACCATATATCTTCATCACATACAAGTAAATATGAAAAAGTATCAAAAAAAGATACTATACCCCCTTGACTCTATGTATTTTATGGCTTAAGATAAAAGTATCCTAAAAAGATACAAGGTCGAAAATAGAGAAGGGTGGTGAGTACATGAATACTGCAAGAATGAGATCTATTATGGTTCTTCACGGAGACACAAACGCTGCCCTAGCAAGCGTGATTGGCATTTCGCCACAAACATTTTCCGTAAAAATTAACGAAAGAAACGGGTCCGAATTTACACAAAGCGAAATATCCAAAATTAGAGAAAGGTATAATCTTTCCCCGGAAGAAATAGATGATATTTTTTTTAAAGAAAAAGTATCTTAAAAAGATACGAAGGTTAATTAATAAGGAGGGGAAAACATGAATAATTTAATAATTATTGAAAATGGATTAATACCAATTTACAAAGGCGAAAGTGGGCAAGTTGTTGACGCGAGAGAATTACATGAGTTTTTAGAGGTTGAGGATAAATTTGCAACATGGATTTCAAGGCGTGTAGAAAAGTACGGATTTATTGGTGGCGAGGACTATATGACTTTTTCGCAAAATGGCGATAAACCCATGGGTGGCAGACCCTCAATAGAATACACATTAACTCTAGACACTGCCAAAGAAATTGCAATGGTAGAAAACAATGAACAGGGCCGAAAAATCCGCAAATACTTTATTGAGATTGAGAACAGAGCAAGGCAACCCAAGCAAATGTCGCAAGCGGAAATACTAGCTGGGCTTGCCCAAGTTACCGTAGAAATTGAGCGCAAGGCAAATACAGCCATTGAAGTTGCAAACAAAGCGAGCCGGCAAATAACCAGTGCCCTTGATATTTTCACAACTCCGATTGACAAAGATTGGAGGCAGGCCATGAACGCCAAGATGCGTGGTATCTGTCAGGAGTATGAATTAAGCTACCTTACATTTTATCATGACCTTTACGAAGAGCTAGAGAATTTAGCAAGGGTAGACCTCAAGGCTCGTTTAGCACGGTTACGTACGAGATTACAAGCGCAGGGCGCAACTAAAACCGCTTGCAAGGCCATAACAAAGCTTGAGGTTATAGAACGCGATCCGAAGTTAAAGCCCATCTTCGAGGGGATTGTGCGGAAACATCAGGCTAAATATGCGGTCGCATGAGTGAAGGGAGGGTGATTAGTTATGTCAATTGACGAACTCCCCGAGATTATCACAGCCCAGCACATTTCGGATTACTTGGGTATTTCTCGGGGGAAAATCTACACGCTATTTCAGATTAACCCAGCCTCTGGCGGTATACCAAGCTTCGACATCGGAAATTCAAAGAAGGTAGAGAAGAAAGATTTTGTGGCGTGGATTGAAGCACGTAAGAGGGAAAAATCTGAACGGGTTAGCTAGTTTGTGAAGAAGTTAATAAGGAGGGAGAGGAAACTAGATGTGTGATTGCAGGGGGAAAATCGAGGAATCAATTAGAGAACAATTTATCCAGTCCCACCCTAATGCGGAAATTGAATATTGCGAATTCAAAAATGAAGTTATCTCTTTAAACACTGGAAAAATTGGTCTATGTCTACAGATCGTTATTGATTATAAAGTTGGCAAACGATTGAGACACGAGAAGCTTAATGTTAAATTTCTCTACTGCCCATTCTGCGGCGAAAAAACAGACTAAAAAGGCCATGTCTATTTTGTTAACAAGTTTAAGACTGAGCTTGTATTAGTCTAGTCGTGAAAAAGTTAATCAAAACGAGTTGTCCAGGCTAACCAGCCTTAATAAATAAAGAAAGAAAGCGTTGTGAAAACGAATGAGTGAAAAAAACAAAATCCAAGAACAGTTGAATAACGTATTTGATGCCATGGTGGATCTGACTATTAAGATGGCAGACAAAGAAAAAGCCGAGTATAACCCCACGGTTATCCCGGCAATGGTGAGGGAAATCTTTAATTTTTATCAATGTGTAAACTATTAATCTTCCTTTTCCTCTCATATCGACATTGGATAGCCTGGACAACTACCAACTTCGACATGAGAGAGGAAAAACCTGTAAATATTAAATCTTAAGTACAGGAACTTGAAGGGATGGGCATTAAAGGAACTTGGCGAAAGATCAGGTTTAGCAATCTCGACATTGAGTGACACAGAGCTAGACAAAACATCAAGCGTGAGGGTGCTGGTGAAGATCAGCAAGGCATTAGGAATATCCATAGATTACCTGTTTAAAGAGGAATAGGGGAACGAAAGGATGAACAACATGGATTACAAAGCACAGCTAGAAACATTCGCCCGTAAAAATGGCAAGGAAAACCTTTATCCGGCTGCAATCGGAATCATTGCATCAGTCAATAGCTCGGGACTCTACACCCCATATGAGAAGGTACATCATACTCAGCAGGCATTAACAGCACTAACCGATGTACACAGCAATGAGGACATCCCATGGAACGTAGAAGAAGGACTATCCGACACAGATAGCCCCGAGGAATTTACTCAATTAGATTTTACCACATATCATGGCGTGTGGACAGCAGAAAACATCATTAGGCAAGAAGGTTGATGCGCTCGCAGGCTGTTTGGCTGGGACACAGCGTCCCGATGATTACAGCATTTTGGATCTATTGTCAATATCAAGCCATAAAAAGAAAGGGGATTAAATAATGACCCAGCGCAGTAATGTAACCCATGAAAAATTCCTAACAATCGAGGAGCTAGCTAAACAGATGCTAACTTATTTCTTAGATGAGGGCGGCCATGGAGAACTATTCGATGCAGCTAAGGTTTTGTTCTCCACTAATCATGAGGAAATTGCAAAGGCTTTCATATACGAGGCCGAGCGAATGAATGAAGTTGAAATGCTGAAAAACGGCTTATGTAGTGAGTGCGGATCCGAACTTGTCAATCATCACATCCCTACTACAAGAGAATATCCTTCTGATGATTACCCAATTTGCAGCAACACAGCTTGCAGAACTACTTACTTGGGGAGGGCGATTGCATGATTGACCCATCTATTTATCAGAACCTAGATGATGCCAAAACAAGCCTAAGAAGTTTACTAAATGCAAGAGATAGAGTTACTAGCGGATTCTACAGCAACTCATACGAGAGAGAAAAAGCATTGACTGACTTTTTAGCAGAGGACGGAAGGTTCATGGAGCAGATAGACCGCAATTATAATGCTGTAGACAATGCCATTACTGAGTTATTTAGACTTAGTCAATTAGTAGCAGAATTAGAAAATAGGGTCATAAAATTAGTTGAAGAAAGGAATGATCTGCAATGGAATTAATCATCTATAACCCACAAATACCAGAGCTAATCAAGTTCAACAACGCTGAATTAATAGCTGAACTTACTGAAAAACTGGGGCATTACAACAACTTAACCTACACGGATACCGAAATCAAAACAGCCAAGACGGACAGAGCAA